AATATGGATATCGTTCACGGTATAAAGGTTGACTATTCTCGGGACAATTTGTTCGATGAGTTAGGTAAAAAAAGATTAAAAGAAAGTTACATGAAGGACGATGAAACGTCTCCACAAGAAAGGTTTGCGTATGTATCGAAAGCGTTTGGGTCTAATGCAGAACATTCGCAAAGGTTGTACGAATATAGTAGTAGACATTGGTTGTCATATTCTACTCCTATTCTCAGCTTTGGGCGTAGTAAGCGTGGCCTTCCTATATCATGCTTTTTACCTTATCTACACGATTCCTCTGAAGGCCTTGTCAATTGTTTATCAGAAGTTAACTGGCTCTCAATGTTGGGAGGTGGTATTGGCATTGGGCTTGGTATTCGTTCAGCAGATGATAAATCTACTGGAATTATGCCTCACCTTAGGACTTATGATGCTTCTTCTTTGGCTTATAGGCAAGGTCGTACTCGCCGTGGTTCTTATGCTGCTTATCTCAACATATCCCATCCTGACATCCTCATTTTCTTAGAGATGCGTAAACCTACTGGTGATCCCAATATGCGAACGTTGAACCTACATCATGGTATCAATATCACCGATGATTTTATGGAATTGGTTGAGAAGGCCATGTTAGACCCTAATGTGGATGATACATGGGAACTAAAAGACCCACACAATGGTGAAGTGCGTGAAACAATTTCTGCTAAACTATTATGGCAGAACATACTTGAAATGCGTATGTTAACGGGTGAGCCATATATACATTACATTGATACGAGTAATCGTGCGATGCCTGAGTTTCAAAAGAAACTAGGTTTGAAAATCAATCAATCAAATTTATGCAGTGAGATTATTTTACCAACTGATAAAGACCGTACCGCTGTATGTTGTCTGTCTTCAGTTAACTTGGAGTATTATGATGAGTGGAAAGATGACCCGTTATTCCTTAGAGATATGGCTGAGATGCTCGATAATGTGCTTGAATATTTTATCGTTAATGCTCCTGATGCCATTTCACGTGCAAAGTACTCTGCAGGCCGTGAGCGTAGCATTGGGGTTGGTGCTCTCGGCTTTCATGCTTACCTACAACGGAATGGCGTTGCTTTCGAGGGTGTTATGGCCAAAGTCCTTAACAACCAAATGTTCAAACATATCAGAGGTAAATTAGATGAAGCTAACACCGACCTTGGGACTCTTAGGGGATCTCCGGCAGATTGTGCTGGCACTGGCCGCAGGTTTGCTCACGTTATGGCTATTGCTCCCAATGCTAGTTCTTCTATTATTATGGGTAATACCAGCCCTTCTATTGAACCTTATCGTGCTAATGCTTACAGACAAGACACGTTGAGTGGTTCACATTTGACCAAGAATAAATGGTTAGATAGAGTAATTATGAAACATCTATCACCAACTGGTGCACCATTGACACCAAAAGGTGATGGTGAGTATCAAGATATTTGGTCTTCTATTATTGCCAATGATGGTTCAGTACAACACCTTGATTGGATGGACGAGAACGATAAAGAGGTGTTCAAAACTGGTATGGAAATTGACCAACGATGGGTTGTTGAACATGCGGCTGATCGTCAGCAATACATAGACCAAGCACAAAGTTTAAACCTGTTCTTTAGGCCTGATGTAAATGTTAAATACCTACACGCCTGCCATTTCTTGGCATGGAAAAAAGGATTGAAGACATTGTATTACTGCCGTTCTGAAAAATTGGCCAAGGCTGATAAGGTATCTAAACGTATTGAGAGAGAAGTTATTAAAGAGTTGGACATGAGTGCGATTGCTCAAGGCAATGAGTGTCTGGCTTGCGAAGGTTAATATTTTAAAAAGGAATAAAAATGAAAAAATTACTAATCGTTGCCATTTTGGCATTAACATCAGTTGCAAGTTTTGCACAAAAAGAAAAACCAATGGTCATCTATGATTTCCCACTCACTAGGGTTATTGATGGTGACACGGTTGCATTTCAAGCAACATTCTTGCCACCACCACTGAAACAAGAATTAAGCATTCGTGTGTTTGGTGTTGATACACCTGAAAAAGGTCATAGAGCAATGTGTCCACAAGAAGCACAGCGTGGCGAAGCAGCAACAGCATTCACCAAAGCACAAATCAATGCCGCACAAAAAAGACAAGTTGCATTGATGGATTGGGACAAGTATGGTGGTCGTGTTCTTGGTGATGTTCTGTTAGATGGTAAGAGTCTCAGAGCGATGTTAATTCAAAATGGTTTCGCACGTGAATATTACGGTGAAGCAAAACAAAGCTGGTGCAACAAATGAAAAAGATTATTAGATTTACCGCTTCATGGTGCCAACCATGTAAAGCAATGGCAATGATTCTAAACAATGTAGATTCACCATACCCAATTGAGGTTGTTGATATTGATGCACAATCAGATGTTGCAATTGAATTTGGCATTCGTTCAGTACCAACACTGGTAATGATTGAGGATGGTACTGTACTTAAGAAGATGATTGGTGTAAAATCAGAAGAACTTGTGAAAGAATGGATCAATGGTTAAGAAAAATCCCAGCCGACTGACGGACGAACGCAGTTCATTTAAACCCTTTAATTACCCATGGGCATATGATGCATGGTTAAAACATGAACAATCACATTGGTTGCATACAGAAGTGCCAATGCATGAAGATGTAAAAGATTGGAAGAATAAGTTATCAGCTGAAGAAAAACATTTTCTCACAAACATTTTTCGTTTCTTTACACAAGGTGACATTGACGTTGCAGGTGGTTATGTAAACAACTATCTACCATATTTCCCTCAACCAGAAGTACGCATGATGTTGTTGGGTTTTGCAGCACGTGAAGCATTACACATTGCCGCATACTCACACCTGATTGAAACACTAGGCCTGCCTGAAACGATGTACAATGAATTCATGGCTTATCAAGAAATGAAAGACAAGCACGACTATGTGATGGACATTTCTGGTAAGAATGGTACAAAAGAGAACACTGCTCGCCATATCGCCGTGTTCAGTGCCTTCACTGAAGGTATGCAGTTGTTCTCATCTTTTGTTATGTTGTTAAACTTCCCACGCACTGGTAAGATGAAAGGCATGGGACAGATTGTTACTTGGTCTATTGTTGATGAAACAATGCACGCTGAGAACATGATGAGATTGTTTAAGACATACATTTCAGAGAACCAAGAGATTTGGAATGATGAGTTGAAATCATCCATTTACACCATTGCTGAACGCATGGTTGAATTGGAAGATAAATTCATTGACCTAGCGTTTGGTTTCAATGCTATGGAAGGTCTAACATCGGATGAATTGAAGAAATACATTCGTTACATTGCTGACCGCAGATTGATTGGTCTTGGTATGAAAGGCATATTCAAAGTTAAACGCAATCCACTACCATGGGTTGAAGAAATGATTAATGCACCAACACACACCAATTTCTTTGAGAATCGTGCCACAGACTATGCCAAAGGTGCCTTATCTGGTTCATGGGATGAGGTGTGGAGTAAGGCCACAACATGAACTTCGACCTCATTATTTTTATCTCAGTAATAGCTATTACTGTTGGTTTAATAGCATGGGATGGGTGCAACAATAAGGATGGAAAAGATTAAATGAGTTTTTTAGTGGCAAATCTACCACCAGTAAAATGTTTTGTTCGCAGAGAGTTTCTCTATGACTTTGAAAAGGGTCACGGAGAACTTGAACCATGTTGGTGGATATCATTGAAGTCTCAGCGTAGTCAAGCGTTTCGTATTGAAGCATACTTAAATGAATATGGTGCATTGTATGACAAACTGCCATTACATGCATTTTGTTGGAAACCTATAGAAGGTGAACCATACCCTTTAGATTTTCTACAATTATGGAACAGCATGTCTTATGATATTACTGTAATAAGAAAAGCAATGATATCAAATATGAGATGTAAGATTAAGATGAAAGATGGGTCTTGGTTGGAAGGTGAATACCTTTTCACTGTTGATTCTGCACATCCAGATTTTAACATTATAGATTGTGGTCATAGTGAAGACGTTGAAGATCACAAATCTTTCAACTTTATCAAATGCGACAATGGTCAGTTCGCTGCACAGCCAAACAATCGTGTGGTGATATTAGAACCAGCATCCAATCCTAAAAAGATGAAGATACCAGATTTCAATGTCGCTACCACTAGATGGAATGTTGAGATGGATCCAAAGTGGGACTATGGCCTGCCAGAAAACAAATGGAGAATGAACGAATAACATTAACATCCTTTGTTGTCTATATACTCAAGTAATAGTATATGGAGGTAACTTATGTTAATAGTAAATCACGAATGTGAATCGTGTGGTTCAGATTTTGCAATTCAATATGATGAGACAGAGTGTGAGAGTGATCCAATGCACTGTCCCTTCTGTGGCGAATATATAGCTTTAGAGGAAGATGATTTTATCGACCCTGATGCTGAAGAAGAATAAATGTCATGGTTTTATAATGGAGTAGAGGTGACCGACCAAATGATTGAAGGTCAATATGGTTACGTCTACTGTATCACAAACAAAATAACCGGTCGTAAGTACATTGGCCGGAAGTATTTCACCAAAGCCGCAACAAGGCAAGTTAAGGGTAAAAAGAAAAAGACCCGTGTCAATTCAGGTTGGCAAAACTATTTTGGTTCAAACAAAACAATCATTGAAGATGTGGCCACTATGGGAGCAGACAGTTTCCATCGTGAGATTTTGTATTTCTGTAAGAATCGTACAGAGTGCAGTTACTATGAGACTTATGAAATATTTGTACGAGGGTGTTTGCTTACGCCTGAATACTATAATGATTGGGTCACATGTAAGATTCGTAAAGCTCATCTGAAAAGCAACACCAATACTTATAAAGAAGGAGAGGCCAAACATCAACTTTCACACATCATTGCCTAATAATTACCGTAAAGAGAGAAAACCAAGAATGGCTAGAAAAGCAAATACCAAAATCATGGTGTCTGATTCAGCGGATACCAAACCACGCAGTAATTCTTTAAGAGTGAAAATCGATGACTTGCAAACATTCGATCCACTAACGGAGAATCAAAGACTATTCTTTGATGCATATAAAAGAGGAGATTATTTTGTTGCACTACATGGTGTAGCAGGTACAGGTAAAACCTTTTGTGCTTTGTACAAGGCAATAGAAGAGGTGCTCGATAAGAGTAACCCATTCAATAAGATAATCGTGGTGCGCTCTGCCGT